TGGAGACGTTCTTGCTCGCTACGTATACTGGCTAGAAGGTAAGAACGGCAAGCAGATTCCTTTTGAGTGTCTGTCGTTTGACCGTAATGAAGAACGTTTCAACAACAAAGAAAAAGATTGGATTCGTGAGTACTACCCCGATCTTAAGTGTGGCTGGAGCTACGCTATGCAGTGTCTTGACAATGGTGAAGTAAAAATCATCAATCTCAAGAAGAAGTTGTTTGAAGCCATCCTTACAGCAGCAGAAGACCTGGGCGATCCGACTGATCCAGAAAGCGGCTGGGATGTAAAATTCAAGCGAGTAAAGACTGGCCCTCTGCCTTACAATGTAGAGTATCAGTTGCAAGTACTCAAGTGTAAGCAACGCACCCTCTCTGACTCCGAGATGGAAGCAATTGCAGACTTGAAGTCTATGGACGACGTTATGCCTCGTCCCACTCCTGATGCACAGAAGGCGCTTCTTGACGAGATCCGCGAAGATGCAGCAGGCGATATCGACGAAACTTTGGAAGATGAGTTCAACGTATCATGATCTTATTCACGGCAGACTGGCATATAAAGCTAGGTCAAAAGAATGTGCCCCGAGAGTGGGCACTTAACCGCTACAATAAATTTTTCGAGCAGATATACAGTCTCGAAAAGCAATGCAATATGCATGTTATAGGCGGTGACCTTTTTGACCGTCTGCCGAATATGGAAGAGTTGGAACTTTACTTTTCTTTTATACGAAATGTAAAGATTCCGACTCTGATATATGATGGTAACCATGAAGCAACAAAGAAAAACAAAACTTTCTTTACTCAGTTAAAACAAGTTACGAAAGATATAAACCCTTTAGTAAAAATAGTTGACGTATCATATTATGATAATGACTTCGGCTTTGGCGTACTACCCTATGCCGATCTTCATCGTAAAAATGCTATTGAACTCTTTGATACTAAGAAACCTTTATTTACTCATGTTCGTGGTGAGATTCCTCCACACGTCAAGCCAGAGGTGGACTTAGACAGATTCGAGGACTTTCCAGTCGTTTTTGCAGGCGACCTTCATGCACATAGTAATACTCAAAGGAACATTGTATACCCAGGAAGTCCTATGACAACTTCCTTTCATAGAAACGAAGTAAGTACTGGGTATATTCTTATCAATCCTCATAATTGGGAGTGGATGTGGGAGCCTTTTGAGCTTCCTCAGTTGATTAGAAAAACAGTATCAGACCCTGACGAGATGATACCTACAGACTATCACCACACGATTTATGAGATTGAAGGCGATATGCAAGAGCTTGCTAACGTGAAGAATAGTGAGCTTCTGGACAAGAAAGTAGTAAAACGAAGTAGTGAAGCTACGCTTGTCATAGATAAAGAAATGACGGTACAGGAAGAATTAGTAGAATATCTAACTTATATTCTTGAAATACCAGAAACCCGAGTACCAGAGATAGTAGGTATATTTAATGATTACGCTACAAAAGTTGACATGGAGTAATTGTTTTAGTTATGGGGCTGACAATGTATTAGATCTAAGTGATAATACGGTAACTCAGCTAGTCGGTACAAACGGGATGGGGAAGTCCTCCATCCCGTTAATTATTGAAGAAGCCTTATTTAACAAGAACTCAAAAGGAATTAAAAAAGCAGATATACCAAATCGGTATGTAAATCAAGGATATCACATATCTCTTGCATTTACAAAAGATGAGAAAAGCTATGATGTTATTATTGATCGCAAGTCTAGTATTAAGTTGCGTCTACTGGAAGATGGAGAAGATATTAGTTCTCATACAGCGACCAATACATACAAGACACTCCAAGATATTATTGGAATCGACTTTAAAACCTTCTCTCAGTTGGTATACCAAAACACAAATAGCAGTCTACAGTTTCTTACTGCAACAGATACGAACCGTAAAAAGTTTCTTATTGACCTTCTCCATTTGGAGCACTATGTGCAATATTTTGAGTTGTTCAAAGAAGAAGCGAGAAAGAGAAGTATTAATTTAAGCTCAACCGAGTCCACCATAGCAACGATTGAAAAATGGTTGACAGATAACAAATTGAAGGATACTACCATACTGCCACTGTCTGAAATTTCAATTGAGACGGAAGAAGATGAGAAGGAACTCGCTACTCTTACGAATGAAATTGCAAATATTTCTGAGAAAAATAAAAAAATTCTAAGAAATAACAATTATAAAGATATGCTGGCTAAGATAGATATTGCGGAAGCACAAAATTGTAGTATTAAATCTATTGAATCTTATGATGACTTGCAAAGCGAACTAGGAACCCTGAGCGGGGTCGCAGCGGGGTCAAAACGACTCTTAGATAAGATGTACAAACTAGGAGATCATTGTCCAACTTGTGAACAGGATGTTGATACTTCTTTTAGACAGTCTTTAATTGATGCAGAAGAGCTAAAAATTGCGGAAGCAAGAGAAAGACAAGATGACATTAAACGAAGAATTGAAGAAATTAAACGAAACAATGCAGAGTTTTCAACTGCTCGAAAAACTCAAAAAGATTGGGAAGATTTGTTTAGAAGCATTGACAATAGCTTACCGGCACTGCCGCTGGATCCTGTGGAGCTTCAGAGTAGGGCTAAAAGCATTTCAGACAGAATATCGCGTGCTAAGGATGAGCTACAACGAGTCTCCCGTGAGAACGAGAGTATAACAAAACGAAACACTCGCATTCAAGTAATTCTGGAGCAAACAGAGAAGTTTCAAACCGATTTGGAAGAAGCGACAGAAGTATTGGAAGCAGAAAAAGAAATTGCAAGCAATCTGGAAGTATTGAAGAAAGCCTTCAGCACAAATGGATTACTTGCGTACAAGATAGAGAATCTTGTAAAAGAGTTGGAAGAACTCACAAATTACTATCTAGCAGAATTATCCGATGGACGGTTTACACTGGAGTTTGTAGTATCAAATGATAAGCTCAATGTTCAAATCACTGATAATGGTAACATTGTGGATATTCTTGCTCTCTCCAGTGGAGAACTGGCAAGAGTGAACACAGCTACTCTGATTGCTATACGCAAGTTGATGAGTAGTATATCGAAGTCAAGAATCAACATACTTTTTCTTGACGAAGTTATCAATGTACTTGATGAAGTCGGAAGAGAAAAGTTAGTAGAAGTATTATTGGAAGAAAACTTAAATACTTATATTGTGAGTCACGGATGGACACATCCTTTACTTGACAAAGTAGAAGTAGTCAAGTCAGGAAATATTAGTAAATTGGAGCACTAATGAATCATTTAGAAGAGGAAGGCTATACATACTTCTCTCATCTGAAAAGAGCGTGGAGCATTGCTTTTGTTTTATTAGTACATGGTCTATTTCCAAATATATGGAAGTCAAAGGCAAAGTGCATGATTTTAGGAGGTAAAGATGAAGAAGATGTTAGTTGACAACATGATGACTTACCTAGCTGGTAAGGTGAAATACCATCAAGCAAATGTTAGAGTATATTTAACGAATCCAGTAGGTATCGGAGAGCACCCCGATATTATGGCAGCAATTGAAGAAGAACTTGAAAAAGCTGCATCATACCAAGAGAAGTTAGATCAACTCGGAGACATTTTGATGGGTGGAGAAGATGGTTGATAGCAGAGCTAAGGGAGCCAGAGGCGAGTACTTAGTTCGTGATATGCTTCGAGAAGCAACCGATCTTCAGTTTGAGAGAGTGCCTTCATCCGGCGCTCTTGAATACTTAAAAGGAGATCTGTATGTTCCTCATGCAAAAAATCGTTTTTGTATTGAAGTAAAGAACTATGAAAACTCTCCTTTATCGGATAAGATATTTACAGCAAAGAAAACTAACAATTTAATTAAGTGGTGGGTAAAATTACTACAACAAGCAGCAGGCGGTAACCAGGAGCCTCTTTTGTTTTTCAAATATAATCGGTCACCAGTATTTGTAGTAACAAACCTACAGCCTAAAGTAACAGCGGAATGGATGTACATTCAGTTTTTACATTGTTACATTTTACTTGCAGATGTTTGGCTAAAAGAAGAAGAGGTAGAATTTTTAAATGGCGTTTAATTTTACTGATAAATTAGTAAATGAGGATGCTAACGCTACATTAGTAGTAGATGCTCTCAATCTTGCATTTCGTTGGAAGCATCAGGGCCGTACAGACTTTCGGTATGACTACGAAAGTACGGTAAAGAGTTTAGCAAAATCATATGATTGTACCCGAATTATTATTTGTGCGGACTGGGGATCATCTACGTATCGTAAGGGAATCTCACCAGATTATAAGCAGAATCGAAAAGAAAAATTCGCAGAACAAACAGAAGAAGAAAGAATTGCATTTGAAGAGTTCTTCGAGGAATTTGAAGCCTCTTTAGAATTATTAGCAGAAGACTATCCAGTACTTCGGTACAAAGGTGTAGAGGCAGATGACATTGCAGCGCATCTTGTAAAGCACAAGAATAAGTACGATTTAGAATATATCTGGCTTATCTCTAGTGACCGAGACTGGGATCTGCTAATACAAGAAAACGTAGGCCGCTTCTCCTATGTAACAAGAAAAGAAGTGCGGTTGGATAACTGGAAAGAGCATTACGAAGTTAAACCAGAAGAATACATATCATTGAAATGTCTTACTGGTGATAAAGGCGATAATGTTCCTGGTATTCCCGGTATCGGTCCAAAACGTGCTGTGCAGCTTATTGAACAGTATGGGACTGCTTTTGATATATACAATGTCTGCCCTATAGAGAGCAGGTATAAGTATATTCAATCTCTAAACGAGAACGCAGAACAGTTGCTTGTAAACTATGAGCTTATGGATTTAATGACCTTCTGCGATGATGCAATAGGTCAGGACAATATTGAAGATATTGGGTTGAAGTTATATGGAAATTAAAATTGATTTGAATAGAGACAAGTACCTTTCTGAATTTAGTATTAAAACTTTGCAAGATAGATACTTGGTAGAGGGAGAAACCTCCCCCCAACATGCTTTTGCACGAGCTGCAAAGGCATTTGCGGATGATGAAGCACATGCTCAGCGTCTTTATGATTATGCTAGTAAGCTATGGTTTATGTTTAGTACGCCAATACTTTCTAACGGAGGAACAAAACGTGGGCTACCTATTTCTTGCTTTCTTAATTACGTGGACGATAGTCGACTTGGCATCACAAGTCACTACACGGAAAATGCATTTCTTTCTTCCGTGGGTGGCGGCGTTGGCGGCTATTGGGGCGATGTCCGATCTGTAGGTTCTAAAACTAGTAATGGTTCTGAGTCTACTGGTGTGATTCCTTTTGTAAAAGTAGTAGATGCAGAGATGCTTGCTTTCTCTCAGGGAGTAACTCGTCGAGGAAGTTATGCAGCATATTTACCGATGAATCATCCAGAAATAGAAGAGTTTTTGGATGTTAGAAAGCCGACTGGAGGTGATATTAATCGCAAGTCTACTAATCTGCACCACGGTGTGGTTGTACCGGATTCTTTTATGGAGCTGATTGAAGGAGCTACAAGAGAAGAAGGGTTTGATGACAGTTGGGATTTAGTAGACCCACATAGAAATGAAGTGGTAAAAACAGTTTCTGCGAAAACACTTTGGGTAAAACTTATTCAAAATCGTGTTGAAACTGGAGAGCCTTACATTATGTTTGGAGATACAGTGCAAAACGCACTGCCAGACTATCAAAAAGACCTGGGACTAGAAGTACATCAATCGAATTTGTGTAGTGAAATTACACTGCCTACAAACGAAGATCGTACTGCAGTATGTTGTCTTTCTAGTGTAAACTTGGAAGAGTTTGACGAGTGGAGTAACTGTGTAGAGTTTATTCCAGATCTAGTACGAATGCTAGACAATGTTCTTACTCATTTTATTGCGAATGCTCCAAATCAGTTGGAGAAAGCACGATATAGTGCAGAGAGGGAGAGAAGTATTGGCTTGGGTGCGATGGGGTTTCACGCCTACTTACAAAGGCACAACATTCCTTTTGAATCACCAATGGCGAAAGGACGTAATATGGCTATGTTCTGGCATATTAAATCTCTTGCGTCAGCTACTACAGAAACTCTTGCATTGGAACGCGGAGAAGCGCCCGATGCAACGGGTAATGGAGTTCGGAATTGTCATTTATTGGCTATTGCTCCAAACGCTTCTTCTAGTATCATCTGTGGTAACACTAGTCCTAGTATCGAGCCTTACCGTGCAAACGCATATACACAAAAAACTAAAAGCG